AACATCGACGATCCGTCGCTGCTGTAGCTTGACGCGCAAAACGCAAAAAAACGGGATATGCCGCAAAAAGCGGGAATTGAGGGTGTAAACCGCGCAAATACGAGGATTTTGACGGGTTTTATATGCAAATTCCTGTGCGGGGAATGTAAAAAATAAAGTGTCTTGAAATGGGTTTTAAGGACCGTTTCAAGACACTTTTTCTTTTAAAAGGTTTTGACTTTCAAGAGCATTAAAAAATATTAAAAGCACGTAACACCGCCTTTTAATTACTTTTAAGAAATTTTAAGGATAACTATTGACGCTGTTTTCAATGATAAAACAGAGGGTGCGAACTGCGAACAAAAACAGGGTGGGGTGCGAACTACTTCGCACTCCCTGTTGTTTTACTTATGCTTATTTCATTTGTGATATGGCAACAAAACCGCTCCCGTATGCTGTTTTTATCTTCGTTTTGATAGCTTTATATTGCTTTTCCTTTAGCTTCGTATTCTGGTTCGGACTTATCAGAAAGACACTGCATATATCCAATAATTTTCCCTTTATCTATCTCGGATAATCTTCTATATAATGTAAGACATTCTTGCTCATCATCTTTTAGAGAGTCTTTTCCCGTCAAAAGAAAATCAGTTGAAACTTGCAAAAATTCAGATAACTTAACTACAATATCAGAGGAAGGAACAGAGCCATTTTTCCAATATGTTCCGTTTGCTGTTCCGATGTTTATAGCCTTCAAAACTGCAGTAACGCTTGTTTTCCTACTTTTGCACGCTTTTTTTAATTGTTCATAAAACACAATATTCCTCCTATCAAATTGGTAAAAATCACGAAAATTCAGTTTGCTTAGTCCTTTCTCCTTGACAAACTAAGTATACTGAATTATAATTAACTTGTGGTTAAACCACAGGGCGCACTGATCCCAAGATAGTATAACACAGAAACTTGAAAAACACAATAGAAAAGAGGAATGAAAATGAACGATCTGAAAGTATTCAGCAGTTCGGAGTTCGGAGAGCTCGGTATTATGCTGATTGACGGCAGGGAGTATTTTCCGGCTACACAATGTGCAAGAATCCTCGGATATAAGAATCCGCAGGAAGCAATTCGCAAGCATTGCAAAGGGGTGCGTGAATTGCTCACCCCTACGGCAGGTGGTTCGCAGAATGTTAAATTCATACCCGAAGGAGACCTCTACCGCCTTATCATAAGCAGCAGGCTTCCGGCGGCTGAAAAGTTTGAACGCTGGGTGTTCGATGAAGTCCTTCCGAGCATTCGCAAAAACGGCGGTTACAATGTTTCCGGCTCTCTCACAAAGGAAGAGATAGAAAAGCTCGTCACGGTGACCGCTGCCGAGGTGGTTTGCAGGGTGGTTCCCGCGGTGGTCTCCGAGGTCATGAAAAATATGGTTCCCGCTGTTTCCTGCGACACAACGCAGGATGCTCCCTGCGCTGAACACGCTCCGCACAGCGGCAAGAGAGTTATTGAAAGGCACGACAGAAGCAAGATCGCCAAGCTCCCGCCGGATATCAGGGAAATGGTCGAAAATATGCTTATCCGCGGATGTACATTCATCGAGATCGGAACATTTATCACCAATGTTTCGGGCGTTTCTGTATCGGCTTCTTCAATATGCAGATACAAGGAAAGAAATTTCGAGGTGATAAAATGACTGCTCAGGAAATAGATTCTATTTATGAAAAAAAGCGCAGGTTCGTTGAAAAGCTGCGGGAGGCACTCATCATGGTGGAGCGGTTCGATATCGCGGATATCGTGTATTCCCGCATGAACAGCAAAGAGATCATCGAGGTCACCTATAACAGCGGCTATACGAAAAAGCTTAACGTCACCGGAGACAGTGAGTATGCTATCATCATTGATATCAGCAGAGTTCTCGGATAAGGAGGGGAACATATGAAAGCAAAGGTAAAATACGCACGTCCGAGGGTGCTTATAAATGCCCCGAGGATGTCAGAAAGCTATAAAAACAGGTGCCGTTTTGAAGCTATTAAAGAAGGTATTAAACGCTATTCAATACCCGATAAGGTCTATATCGACAACGGAAAAGATGCGGAAGAGCGTGAAGAATTTGAACAGGCTCTTGACGCCATAGATGATATGGTGGATACCATTGCGAAGGAGATCGTAGCAACAGCACATCAGAACGATGATTTCATCTGCACAAGCTGTCTGCGGACAGCGCAAAGGCTTTTCGGACTTTTCAGAAAATACGCCCGCGAGGAAGATGTGACAAAGCTTCGCGAGGACTGGAAAAGCATCACGGGGCGGGATATCTACGATTGAGGGGGTGTACATATTGAAGGAAAATAATGTTATCGGACGCAATATCAGAATGAGACGGGAGCGGCTCGACATGGAACAGAAGGAGCTTGCAAGCCGGATAGGAGTGACCAACTCCGCGATCTGTCAGATAGAGCGCGGAAAGCGCACTCCCGGCATTGCAAATCTCGGCAAGATAGCAAAGGTCCTCGGCTGTGCTCCGGACGAGCTCCTGAGGGAGGGCGCGTGAATGAGAGCACGGATATCGGCAGACGAACAGCGCGTTATTTATAGTATGAAGAATTCGGGGCTGTCTTTTCAGCAGATAGCGAGAATAATCGGATGCAGCCTTACTACCGCCGAAAGGCACTACTATATGGAAGAACATAACAAATACTGCAAGACCTCGGTACAGACGCGCAGGATCGACTGGTCGCAGGTATATACCGGTCTTATGTCGGTCAGGGATACCACAGAGAAGATCGAAAAGAAATATGCCGAAACGGAGCAGTCATAAATGCTCCGTCCATCGGGGACGGTCTCCCGATGCTGATGATGGCAGACCATACAGAATTATTTCACTATATATAGAACTTTCGGAGGGGAGGTAAGGAATTGGAGTATATTTCGTGCAGAGACTATTCTGAATTACGCGGCTGCTCAATAAGATACACACAGATGCAGATAAGCAAAGGAACTATCGAAGCTGTTCAGCAGCGCGGCTCGAATAACTGCCTGCAATACATGATACCCGTAACGGCACTGCCGCCGGAGCTGCAGCAGAAGCATTACAGCAGGGTAAAGGCAGAGAGCCCGGCGCTGCTTCCCGCTCCCGCATCGGAAAAGCTTCCCGCAGTCAGACGGAAGGAACACAGAGAGTTCGGCAGTTTTACAGCTTTCGAGCGAAAACAGATAACGTTCTGGTGCGATATTCTCAATGAATGGCGCATACGGCGAAAGGAATACGACAACTGCGAAACAGGCGACATGGTTTTCATTGAGGAAATGAAACGGCTGCATAAGGCAGAACTGGATAAATTCAATATCCGTCTGAGCAGGGATATCCTCTACCGGAAATACCGTTTCTACAAGGAAAATGACCTCGCAGGGCTTACCGAATGCAGAGGCGGCAGCAACAGAGGAAAAAACAGTATCCCGCCGGAGCTGTCAAAGGTGTTCTGTGACCTATGGCTGAGAGGAAACGAGCCGACTGTTTCTCAATGCTATCGGGAGACACGGGAATGGGCACTTATCAACAAGCCGGAACTTATAGACATAATACCCTCCGAAGCTACGTTCAGACGTTCCACTGAAAAGATTCCCATTGCCGTGATAAAGTTCTTCCGCGGCTCGGAGAAGGAATGCTATGATGACTGTCTTGCGCACATCATACGGCTGTATGACGGCATAGAAGCCAATGATGTATGGGTAGCGGATAATCACACGTTCGATTTCATCACAAGATCAGATGACGGCGAGCGTCTGCACCGTATGTATATCACGGGATTTCTGGACGCCAAGACCGGCGCTCTGGTCGGGTGGAACATCACCGAAAATCCATGCTCACAGTCAACTATACTTGCGCTGAGACACGGTATCATGAGGTGCGGTGTCCCGAAGATCGTCTATGTGGACAACGGTCGTGAATTTCTGACACATGATATCGGGGGCAAGGGACACAGGGCAAGAAAATCACAGGCAGAAGTCACCGACCCGCCGACCATACTTGACCGTCTCGGTATAAAGATGAAAAACGCCAAAGTCTGCAACGGACGCGCAAAGCCCATTGAAAGAATGTTTTTAACGCTCAAAAACACCATTTCAAGAGTGATGACGACTTTTACGGGCGGGAACATCATCGAGCGTCCGGAATCGCTGAAATGGCAGATAAAGCACGGCTATGTTCCGTGGGATCATGAGCTGAGAGAAAAGCTGGATATCCTTCTTGACGGCTACAACGGCAGTCTGTACGGCGGCTGTGAACCGCAGTTCAAGGGACTGACAAGAGCCGAAGCATGGTGCAAGTCGATAAAGCGCAGGACTGCCGTGACCTGCGATGAAAGCACACTCGATTTTCTTCTGATGCGCAACACACGGTATCAGAAGGTGCGCGAGAACGGTGTATATATCACGGTCTCCGGTGAAAGGCTGTATTACAACTGCGGCGAGGACAACTGGAGATATCAGGAGAAAAAGGTCTATGTGCGGTACGATCCCGCCGATCTGGAGTATGTCCGCGTGTATGATGAAGAAGATCGCTATATCGGAGACTGGACGCTTGACAGGAATGTTTTTGTCGATTACATAGTATCCGATTCGGAAAACTGCGAGGATATCGCGGACAGGCAGCGTCTGATCGGGCGGCAGCTCCGCGCTGTAAAAGCCTGCGGTAAGGAGCTTACCGGAGATATGCAGATAGACGCTCTGGCTCTGGCAGTCTCGGAAGCAAACAGAAAGCTCGGTGATGTGACATTTACTCTGCCGGACAACAGTGAACGCATACCCGTTCCGGAGCTGAAGGACAGGTTTATCACGGATAATGACAAGGAGGTGGATATTGATCTTAAAGTAATGGCGGAAAATGCCGAGAAAAGAAAATCAGGATAATGAAAAGAGGTTTTAGTATGGATAATGAAAGATTAACGGCAGCTCTGGCTAAGGTCGAAGAACTCAAAGTAAATCAGGGATTATCTCAGGAAAAGGCAGGAAAGCTCATCGGTGTGTCCGGTTCGGTGCTTTCGGGACTTGCAAGCGGCAAGTACAAGGGCGACACAGAACGCATGGTGAAGATCATCGAGGATTATTTCGTGGTAAAGGACAACTACGACTGCACATATCAGGAGATCGAGTATGCGGAGACGTCAATATCTACAAAAGTATATGATACCATAAAGCTGTGTCACATCAAGGGCGGGCTTGCGATCTTCTCCGGAGATGCAGGCATCGGCAAGACCAAAGCCGCCAAGAAATACGCTGCGGACAACCCCACGAACAGCATCTACATATCCCTTAACCCATGCTTAACGTCCATAAAAGCGATATTGAAACTGCTTTCAAGCAAGATAGGAGCTCGTCCGGAGCGGCAGCTCGATGATATGTGGCTCGCTATCAGAGAAAAACTGTCCGACGGAATGGTGCTTATCTTCGATGAAGCACAGCATCTTCCGTACAAACCGATAGAGACGCTGCGTGCATTCTCGGATTCGTTCGCGGACGAGGGTCAGACGCTCGGCATCATCTTTATAGGAAATCCGGAGACAGTGCGCAGGCTCGGGGCAAAGCAGAAAGCGGAGTTCGCACAGATAGCCAACAGGACAAAGCAGAAGCTCATATACGGTACAAAACATATCCAGCGCAGAGACATTGAGCTCCTGTTCCCTGTGCTGCGGAGCAGGAACATGGACGCAGAGATAGATTTTCTCTGGGGGATATCCCGGACAGAGCAGGGTCTTCGCGGTGCAGTCAATCTTTTCGGCAATGCATACGATAATAATAACTATACGCTGAAGGGTCTTACGGCTATGGCAAAGCACATGGAGCTCGACCTCACCGGACTGGACATAAAATCTATAAAAAGCAGCAAAGGCGCTGCCTGAGCTTCGGCGGGGAATTATTCCCCGCTCCGTAATGCGGCTGAGAACGGTGGCAAGCCCGTGTAAACGCAGAGTCAGGGAAAACAATACTATAATAAATTCGGAGGTAATCACTATGGCTAAGAAGAAAAAGGCTATCGACAATGAGGAAATGCTCAGGCTTATACGCTCCTACAAGTCCAATCAGAACGCTATCAGCGATCTCAAAGCACAGCTCGAAGAGGACAAGGAAGCTATCACGGCAGCTATGAAGGCGTTCGGGCTCGATGAGTATTCCGTTACTTCTCCCGAGGGAGATCACTACAAGGCAGCATTCAAGGAAGTGACCTCAGAGAGGTTCGACAGCAAGGCATTTGAAAAGGAGCATCCGGATATCTACGCAAGATACATCAAAGCCGGTTCGTCTATGAGATTTACGATATCGTGAGGTGATATCATGGAGAAAAACGCTCTGAAAAAGATATTCGGCATATCTAAGGCGCTGGGGATAGATAGCGAGGAGCTGCATCTGCTGTGCTCCGCGGTGACGGGACAGGACAGCCTGAAAAAGCTCGACCGTGCTCAGACCTCGGCGCTCATACGGGAGCTGGAGAGAAGGCAAGCTGTGAGCAGTACGGGAAATGCTGCTCCCGCATACGGAAAAGTCTACAAGACGGACGGAATGTCTCAGGAACAGTGCAGAAAGGTGTTTGCGCAGATCTACGAGCTTGCGAAATATGACAGCGAGCCGAGCACCGCAACGGCGGGAGAACGGGTATGCGGATCAATACAGAAGATAACCGGCAAGCTGTCCGTTCCCGCAGAGCCGTTTGCGCGGCTCTCCGCTGCCGACGGTCAGAAGCTCATAGAAATGCTGAACAGATACATAACATCGGCTGCGCTCAGAGCGGCGAGGCAAGCATGACAGCGGCAGAGGCTAAGCATAATATAGGCGGGCTTGTAAGGCTGACCGATGAGAGAGATCACATAGACGGGATATACAAGCTGACTGCGGTCATACTCAGAAGGAACAATCTCGGACAGCTGTACTGTCAGGCAGAAGTGCAGAAAATGTTCTCGGATAAATGTCTGATGTATGTCCGTCCGGAGCGGCTGGCTCCGCTTATAGGAGAACCTCAGGAAGAATAGAAAAGAAAGGAGACGATAACTATGAAAAGGACAATAAACAAGCTGTTATGCGTAATATGTGCGGTCGGCACATATATCATGGCATTCATGGCAGCAGACATCATCAACAGGGGCGTACCGTTTGACTTTATCAGCGGAGCAGCGATAATAATATGCAATGCAGCGATGCTGTACCTGTTCATCGTATGCGGGTTCGGGCTCATGGAACAGGAGCAGCCGAATATGCATCGGGGAAAGTGCTCCGTAAAACCCGACAATACGGATTATTTCGATAGATACTTCAACGAGAGGGAGTGAGCGCATGAGCCTGTTGGACAAGCTGACCGCCGACGATCTGGACGAGACACAGCGCGAGCTTGCAGACTGCATAGGCATGGAGGCATACAGAAAGCTTGTCGCTACATACGCGGGCGAGACAATAACGATCAGAATGCCCGACAGACTGACGATTCGCCTTCGCAACGACGACATCAGGTCGGAATATAACGGATACAACATTTCCGAGCTTGCCCGCAGGTATAATATGCATCCGAATACGATACGGCGCATAGTTTCGGAGATACGAAGCGAAAAGCGTAACGAGCAGCTTCCGGAGCAGCTCGACCTTTTCAGCGGATAATTCAAACATCTGCTAAAGGATACGGATAAAATAATACTGTATAATTATCATATAGGTAGTTATACAGTATTTTTTATTTATACAAAAAGCGCGGGGTGAAGCAATGAACATATCGGATATCTATAATATCATTCTTACGACACTTATCGGCGTGGTGAGCTTTTTCGTGAAAAAGGCGTTTTCGGACATTTCAATGAAGGCTGACCGTTCGGAAATAGACAGGATAGAGAAGCTCCTCGGTGACAAGGCAGACCGGCAGGCTCTGGCTGCGCTCGAAAAAGAAGCAGAAAATTCGAGAAACTCTATCAACTCTATCAAGGACAACTATCTGACACGGGAGGATTTTTTCCGCGAACAGATAAAGACCGAGAAAAAGCTCGACAAGATAATGGATATACTTATGGAAATGAAAGGCGGCGCTGTAAATGAATGAAAAGGATATCCTCAACAGGATACGTTCGGAGAAATTCACAGATAATAACGGCACCGTTCTCAGGGCTGTCAACATCGGACGAACGAACTATAACAGGCTCGCTCAGCTCCGCGCGGCACTGGATACGGATATCGACGCTGCCGAGTTCGCCGACGCTGTGAACTACCTTTATCTCGCAGGATATATAAGCATGAGAAAAATATCCTCCGGTCAGCCCGCCGATCCTGCCGATACTCCCATCGACGAGTGCGAGGCAAAGCTCACAGCAGACGGCATCAGGCTGCTTGCAGGGAAAATATCCGATGAATGTGTGAGGGTGTGAGTGCGGTGAGCAGACGTAAGCACGGTAAAATAGATATGCTCGACCCTGCTGTGAAAAATACGGTCGATGAGATGATAATGTCGGCGCGGTTCCGGTATCGGGAAATAGCGGAGTATATCGCAGATACCGCAGGCGAGGAGATATCACAGTCGGCAATATGCAGGTATGCACAGGGACTGTGTGCGGATATGCAGGCGATACATATCGCACAGGAGAACTTCAAGGCTATCATGCAGGAATGTGCGAAGTATCCCGACATAGACACCACGGAGGGCATCGTGCAGATATCCTCCAACCTTATGATGACCGCCGTCCGCAGCCTGTCTCCGGAGCAGCTCCAGAATGCCGACCCTCTGAAGGTGATGAAGCAGGCGACCGAGCTTGTCCGCGCAGCGTCATACAAGCGCAATCTCGAAATGAAGAACAAGGATATTGCCGAGGCGGGATTTGATGAGATCAAGCAGAAATTTTTCATCGGTCTTGAAAGGGACAGACCGGAATTGTATAAACAGCTTTCGGAATATCTCGAAGAGCATAAAAGTGCAGGTGATATCCAATGATCTATGTCATACAGACAGAAAGCGGAAAGGAAACGGACATCTGCCGTCAGCTCAACGAAAAAGGATCCCGCGCGTATGTCCCCCGAAGAGAGCTCATACTTCGCAGGAATGCAGGGTGGACTAAGGTGATAAATATACTGTTCCCGTCCTATGTTTTTATTGACTGTGATTATTCCCCAGAACTGCATCACGCTGTGAAAAGCATTGACGGGGTGATAAGATTTCTCGGAGCGCCCTCGCCGATCGGCGGCAATGAGGAAGAATTCATGAGGCTGCTGTTCAATTCCGGTGAGCCTGTCCCGATGAGCACAGCGGAGATCGGCAGAGATGGAAGCGTAGAGGTAACAAGCGGTTTTCTGGTCGGGCGGTCGCATTACATAAAATACTGGAACGTCCGTCAGAGAAAAGCTCTTGCGGAGATACGTTTCGGCGGAAAAGCTCACAGGGTAAACTTCGGTGTGGAATATACAACGGTATGACGAGCAAAAGGGTAGATCCGTTCCCCTGCTGTAAACCATACTTTCACATGAGATCAAACGGAAAAGAAGACATCTTTATCCGAATGGCAGCGCACGCTTTCACAGTCTGTCAATCACATCGTTAAACAGCCGTTAAACACCCTTTTAATTTCATTTAAGTAGTGTTGACTATGAAACTATACTATCATGATACAGAAACGCTCTGAGGGGCGTTTCTGTTCGTTTCTGAGGGGGTACATTTTTTGAACAGAAAACAGAAGAGCCTTGCCGATGTAGCGGCGGCTATGAAATACAGGGAGACCGAAGAAAAACGCGATCCGGCTGAGGGCAGCATAGCGGAGATCACAGCGGCGATACTCGCTGAACCCTCGGCAGCGAAACGAAAAAAGCTCATAGAAAGATTCACCGCACGTCATGCCGATGCTGCGGGTTTTCTTGCGGATAATGAGGATATCGTAAATGCCGAGGCGGAACAGGCACTTATCTCGGCGGCGGTCGGCGGCAGGATCACCGAGAAGGAGACAATTTACAGGGGCGGCAGAAAACAGACCGTCATACGTGAGAAAACTGTTCCGCCGAATATAAATGCTCTGAAAATGCTTTTAAAAAATCGTATGCCCGAAAAATATTCAGATAATGTGCAGAGTGAAATTGAGATCGAAGATATTTCCGAGACCGAGGAGATGATAGAAAATGCGGACGACGCAGCGGACGAAAGCGGTTAAGACAATACCGTATAATTTCGGAACAAAGCATCTGAAATATATGAAGCGCTGTGCAGACAGCATGATAAATGTCGCAGAGGGAGCGGTTCGAGCCGGAAAGACGGTAGATAACATCTTTGCGTTCTGTTCGGCGCTCAGGACTTCGCGGGACAAGCTGCACCTTGCGTCCGCCTCGACCGTGCCCACAGCAAAGCTCGTTCTCGGAGACTGCAACGGCTTCGGTATCGAGCATTTTTTCCGCGGACAGTGCAGGTGGGGTAAATTCAAGGGGAACGATGCGCTTATAATATGCGGGAAATATACCGGATATCGTGAGAGGATAATAATATTTGTCGGCGGTGCAAAAGCTGACAGCTACAAAAAATTCCGCGGATATTCAATAGGAATGTGGATAGCTACCGAGATAAACCTTCATCACAGTGACACGATAAAGGAAGCATTCAACCGTCAGCTTGCAGCGCTTGACAGAAAGGTATTCTGGGATCTGAACCCGTCCGCTCCCGAGCATTTTATATATACGGAATACATTGATATCTACGCAAAGCGGGCAAAGGACGGCGATCTTGGATTTTCCTACAATTACGAAAAATTCACCATATTCGACAACGTAAATATCCCCGACGAAAACAAGCGTCAGATAATTTCTCAGTATGTGGAAGGGTCTGTATGGTACAGAAGGGATATCCTCGGTGACCGCTGCTCCGCAGAGGGTCTTATTTTTACGCTGTTTGCGGAAAATACGGACGAATTTGTTGCAGAAAATTATCCGCGCTCGCTCAGGCTGATAAATATAGGTGTAGATTTCGGCGGGAACAAGTCAAAGACTGTTTTTGTTTCGAGCGGCATAATCGGGAATTTTTCGGAGCTTGCCGTTCTCGCAGATCACAAGGTCGAGGGAGCAAAAGGAACTATCGACACCGATCTTATATGCAGGGAGCTTGCGCGGTTCGTGAATTTCCTGCGGGATATGTTCCCCGGTGCGCCGATAGGAGCTGTTTTCTGCGACTGCGCGGAGCAGACTATAATCAATTCCATACGTATATTTTTTGCCAAAAACGGCATTAAAATCCCTGTAAAAGACAGCTTCAAGGGCTCTATAAACGAGCGTATCTATGCTCTGAACGCGCTTATGTCTCAAAGAAGATTTACCGTACACCGCGATTGCAGGCACGTTATAAACAGTCTGCGGACGCAGGTATGGGACGACAAGCACACGACAGAGGACGTTCGTCTCGACGACGGAACAAAGGATATAGATACCGCAGATGCTCTTGAATACAGCTTTTCCGCCTACATCAACACATTCAACATCAGAGGAAAGGAGTGATATTTATAAACTCAAATATTTTATCATGGCTGAATTCAAACTACGGCTGCAATATCTCAGCCGATTATTACACGAATCATATCGACGTGTGGGGCGACTGGTGGCGCGGATATTACAAGCCGTTCCACAGCTTCACGTTCAACAACGGCATGAAGCTGGTCAAGCGCGATATATACAGGCTCAACATGGCGAAAAAAGTATGCGAGGACTGGGCGGCGATACTGCTCAATAGCAAGACCTTCGCTGTTATAGAAGATGAAAAAGCTTCCTCTTTCGTTCTCGGAAATGACCGCATAAGCGGGATATTCGGAGAAAATTCATTCTGGGGACGCGCAAACCGTCTCGTTGAAAAAGCATTTTACAGCGGCACCGGCGCAGTGACGCTTTTTCTGCATCATGCGGGAAATTCGGACGGAACGCTTACAACGGCAGAAAGCACAAAGCTCCGTATGCGGTTCATGTCCGCTGAACAGATAATCCCCATAAGCACGGAGAACGGACGAATCACCGAGGCGGCATTCCTCTCCGAAAGGACTGTCAGGGGCAGAAAATACACACAGCTCGAAATTCACGTCAAAAACGATGCCGGCAATTATGTGATACACAATGCGTATTTTTACACCGACAACGGCGCGTTTTCCGAGGAAAAGCTCCCCGAGGACATAGCCGGAAGTATTGACACGCTTTCACCCGTGCCGTGGTTCGCTATATTTACCCCGAACATCGAAAACAGCATACCGACTTCGGGCGGGCTGGGGATATCCATACTGCACGGAACAACGGATATCCTCAAAGGAATTGACCTCGCCTACAATAATTTCGTCAAGGATTTTGAGCTGGGCGGAAAAAAAGTGTTCATGCAGCGGTCGCTTGTAGATACATTAAGCGACGGCACTCCTGTCGCTCCGGACGATGTAGGACAGCAGCTTTTTCAATACATAGGCAGCGGGCTCGGCGGCGATGACGGAAAGACATTTATACATGAATTCAATCCCGCGCTTCGCGTTTCCGAGGGCAGGGACGGCATTCAGGCACAGCTTGACTATCTTTCTTTCAAGTGCGGACTTGGGAACAAACACTATCAGTTCAATTCCGGAACGGTCGTTACCGCAACGCAATATACAGGTGACAAGCAGGATCTTATCCAGAACGCACAGAAGCACTACATCACTGCGGAGGAATTTCTCATATCGCTGATACGGAGCATTATCCACATCGGGAACAGATATTTTTCCCTCGGTGCAGATGAGAACACTCCGATAGACATTCAATTCGACCGCGCGATACTTATCGACGAGGCTGCCGAACGCGCCCGCGACTTACAGGACGTCCAGAACGGACTTATGGGGAAATGGGAGTACCGCATGAAGTGGTACGGCGAAAGCGAGGACAAGGCAAGGGAGATGTGCCGTAAGATCGAGGGAGAATCTTCCGATGATGAATTAATGGGATTTGGTGATGCTTAATGCTGCGACCTTCATATCTTGAAAATCTCCCCGCGCCTATGGTGTCACTCATCGACGAGCTCCAGAACGAGATCATAGACGATCTTGTGAAGCGTATCGTCAAGGGGAAATACAATACACCGTCCTCGGAGTGGATGATATACAAGGCGAATCAGCTGCGTCTTTCCTCGGCGGAGGTCAATAAGATCATCGCCAAGAATGCCAAAGTGCGGGAGCGTCTTGTAAAGGAGCTTTACACCGATGCTGTGAAAGAAGCTCTGACCACGGACGCCGAAATATACCGCTATGCCATAAATAACGGCGCACTTCCGCAGTCGAGCACCGCTGCGCTGAAAAGCTATTTCCGTGATATCGCACTGAACAATACCTTCCGCGCCGGTCTGAGCGCGACAAACGGTCTGATGCGAAATCTCACGGGGAGCATGGCAGCGACAGCGAACAGGATGCTTTCCGATGCGCTCGATCTCGCGTGGCTCGAAGTCGCAAGCGGAGCATTCACGCCCGATGAAGCCTGCTTCAAGGCTGTGCAGAACCTCACGGCGAACGGATTGAAGGTCGTGAATTACGCGAGCGGTCACAAGGATCAGGTCGATGTGGCTGTGAGCCGTGCGATACGGACGGGCATTAACAAGACCTGCGGCGAGATGCAGATAGAGCTTGCCGGTGATGTCGGCAGTGATCTGGTCGAGGTGTCCTCGCATTTCGGGGCGCGTCCCTCTCATGCGGAATGGCAGGGGCAAATTTATTCGCTGTCGGGAAAGAATCCGAAATACAGGGACTTCCGCTCATCTACGGGGTACGGCTCGGGGGACGGTCTTTGCGGCTGGAACTGCCGGCACAGCTTCTTTCCGTACTTCGAGGGGCTTTCACTCCCGGCGAGCGTTTCCAATTTCACCGCTGAGGAAAATCTTGAAATGTACGAAAATCAGCAGAAACAGCGTGCATATGAAAGAGCAGTCCGCAGGAGCAAACGTGATCTTGCCGGTCTGGATGCGGCGCGTCAGAGCACAACAGACCCTCAGCTAAAGGAAAAGCTCGACCGCGAATTTGCACGAAAATCCGTGACGCTGAAAAGACGCGAGGAAAGGCTCTCGCAGTTCTGCAAGGATAAGGGACTTATGCCCGACAATTCGCGTGTTCGTGTTGCTGGCTTCGGCAGGAGCGAGGCGCAGAAGGCGGTGTGGGCGAATAAGAAAGAAACTGCTAAACAAAATCCAATAGAAGTCTTGACAAGCGATTCTTTCGGTGGTACAATTAAAGAGGTGATAACGAAAATCTCCGATACTGTTAAGGAAATAATTCATGATATGCCGCAGAGAATACCTTATTCAGAGTTGCCAGCTGAGTATAGAAGTAATTTTGAAAGAGGATTAGCAGGAAGTCATGATATTGTAAAAAAGGTCGTTGAAGAAGTTCGGGATAATGTCAATTACGTTATTTCTGATGAACTGAGGTCTTATTACAGAAATTTCGGAGATTATGTCAAGATAAACCTTGAAAAGCCGCCCTCGACTATGGCGCATGAATTGTTCCATAAATACGATGCTGAGAATAAAATTACACAGAATGGCATTTTTAATAAGGCTTTAGACAGGGACTTTGCCGCTCTTAAAAAGGTAAGCAATGGGGATATAAAACAATATCTGTTTGATAAATATCCTGACGCATTTACTATAAACGTAATTACGAATGTAATTACGATCAAGCCGAAATATCGCGGTATCTCTGATATCATAAGCGGAATAACAAATGATGATATAAATTTAGGATTCCACCATAAAAAGGCGTACTGGGAAGTTGATCCAAACAGAAAGATTAAGGAAGCCTTTGCTCAGACAGGTCGAATTTATTACGATAATGACCCCGATGTAATCGCAATGTTTAATGAACTTTTCCCGTCGTTTTCTCATAACGTTCTCGTTAAATTATTGAAGTAGGTGATTGTATGTGGGAAGGTAAAGTTACTGAATACCTAAAGGATATCGCAAAGAAATATCTTAAAGAGTTCGGATGTTCCCCTGATTCTTATGAAGAAATAGCTTATGAGTGTATGACCTATGAAGAATTCTGCGGCTATATTGAGGAATGCCTTGAAAAGCACGTTGAAATCGATGAAGTTGTTGAGTAATAAAAGCACTCCGCGCTTGCGGGGTGCTTTTATAATACCAGAAAGGAGTGAAAGCATGGAAACACTCATATTACTGTATGCCCTTGCGGGGTCTAACGACATACCGCAGGGCTGTTTTATTGCCGCATGGCTGCTTGTGTCGGCAAAGCTTATATTGAATATCATCGGATTTTTCACGAAAAGAAACGATAAAAACTCGCCTTAAAACGCCTTAAAACGGCGCTTTTATTATATCAAAAGGAGGATTTTTTACTATGGAATTAAAAGACCTTACCGCTCTCGGCATAGCCGAGGACACCGCAGGGAAAGTGCTTACCCTGCACAACACTGAGCTTTCGGCAGAGACAGGAAAGACCGAAACGGCAGCCAAGGAGCTGGAGACAGCCAAGGCGAAGATCACGGAGCTGACAGGTCAGCTCAAACAGTTCGACGGCGTGAACCCCGACGAGCTGAAAGCAAAGATATCCGAGTGGGAAAAGAAGTACTCCGAGGATATGGCAGCGGCGAAGATAGACAGCGCGCTCGACTTAGCACTGACAAAAGCCGGTGCAAGAGATGTCGGGCTCGCCAAGCACTGTATCGACCGCTCTATTATTAAGGAAGACAATGGAAAGCTTATCGGTCTTGACGAACAGCTTGCAAGGCTCAAGACCGATAAGGCTTTTCTTTTCTCCGAGGACAAGCCGCCCGTAAAGGATATCTCAACGGGATTTCCCGAGGGAAGCGCTCCCGCGCCGTCATCGGCTCCGGTGACACTCAGAGGAGCGCTCACAGAAAAGTACGCCAATAAGTAAGAAAGGATGATGCTCAATGGCAATCACACTCGCAGAAGCTAAGGTAGGCATGGCAGATCATGTAGATCAGGCGGTAATTGATGAATTCCGCAGAGGCTCATATCTGCTTGACAATCTCACATTCGACAACGCTGTTTCCCCGGGAACGGGCGGCTCTACGCTCACCTACGGATACACGCAGCTCCTCACACCCTCCACGGCGGGCTTCAGAACGATAAACAACGAATACACCGCCAACGAAGCAAAGCGCGTCAAGAAGACCACCGAGCTGAAAATTTTCGGCGGCGCATTCCAGATCGACCGCGTCATTCAGGACACGAGCGGCTCTATCGACGAAATGAACTTCCAGCTCCAGCAGAAGATCAAGGCGACCTCGAACGGGTTCCATTATATGATGATAAACGGTGACGCGACCGCGCACTCGGAGCAGTTCGACGGTCTTGATGTAATGCTCACGGGAGCTTCGACAGAGCTCACCGACTATTCCGGAATAGATATTTCCGACAGCAATAACCTCGATTCAAAGTGGAAGGTCATTCTGGACGCGATAGACGAGTTCCTGTCAGGACTGGACGGAACGCCGAGTGTGCTTCTCGGCAACTCCAAGCTGATAACCAAGATAAAAGCCTGTGCAAGACGCGCAGGCTATTATACACGCTCGGAAAACTCCTTCGGCGTATCCGTGGAGGAATACAACAAGATACCGCTCATTGATCTCGGATACTACTACAACGGCTCAACGACCGTCCCGGTCGTGCCGATCTACCAGACCGACGATGAAACTCCCGTGACAGGGCTTACCGATCTGTACGCCGTCAGTCTCGGACTTGATGCCTTCCACGGGGTATCTCCCACAGGAAACAACATAATCAGATCATACCTCCCCGACATGGACAGACCGGGAGCGGTCAAGAAGGGCGAGGTAGAAATGGTCGCAGGCATCGCACTGAAAAATAGCCGCAAGGCAGGTGTTATGCGCGGCATCAAGGTAGAGTGAGGTGACAGGTATGTTTGTTATTTCACTGGATAATTTCACCGGAACAGCCTGCGGGCTTTCCTTCCGGGACGGCAGAGCCGAAACAGATGATTCGCTCCTTGCGGCAAGAATGAAGCTCAGAGGATACCGTGTCGAGGCTTCGGCTGCTGCACCTGATGTAAAATCTCCCGAAGAGCCTAAGCCCAGAAAATCCGGGAAGTGATGCTATGGCTTATGCCGACTATGATTTTTACAAAAACACCTATAAAGGAAAACTGTCCGGAGAGGACTTTGAGATCCTCTCCGAACGTGCGACCGACCTTATCGACGGATACACCGATTATTTCATCGTGAAGCACGGCGGAATTGAAGCGCTGTCAGCCGATCTCGCTCTCCGCGTGAAAAAATGCTGCTGTGCGCTTTCCGAGGCTGTCAATTCTTCAAGAAATGGCAGCTCCGGAACAGTCACATCAGAAAAGGTCGGGGATTATTCCGTGACCTATGCTTCAAGCACGGTTACTTATGGGCAGCGGATAGAAACGATACTGTTCACCTATATCCCCGATCTTGCCAAGGCAGCGAGGTGGACTTAGTGTACACGAACACTAACTGCACGATATACACCAAGACCGACAGCGGCTATGATACGATTCATATTTCCGCCTGTTACTGGCAGGAGATAAAAGCTGTCGATATCAAAAAGTACGGTGCCGAGCTCGCAGACAGCGTGAAAATAATTATTCCGAAATATGCTCTCGGAGGATACCCCACAGAGTGGAACATTCCGGAGGGTTCTTATATCATAGAAGGCTCTCCGGTAATAGCCATAACCGATGATATCTCTCCGCTTATAGTATCGGGAAATGTTTTCGCGGTTCATTCCGTAACAAACAATCTCCGAGGTTCGGAAGAAATACAGCACATCACGATACTTGCGAGGTGAGCAGTATGATGATACATACAGATGATATCATAAACCGCCGCGGACTGAACAGAGGCGGACGCGCTCAGAAGTATGTGGATAGCGAAGTTGTGAGATACTGCGATCCGCTCATTCCGTTTCGCAAGGGCGATCTGAAAAAATCGTGGCGGCTCGGGACGGTGATAGGCTCGGGAGTTATCCGCTACAACATAAAATATGCGCGGAAGAACTACTATGAAAACGGCGGCTTCGGCATCGAAGGAACACAGAACGGCGGTGAACGCGGGCGGCTCTGGTTCGCACGCATGAAGACCCGATACAAGGAGGCGATCCATAATGGGCTCCGGCACATCTGCCGCAGACAATAGCATTATTTCGGCGGTTCGTGAATGGCTCGCGGGGTGTGAGCTGCTTTCGGAAATTCCGACCGGTCGCAGACACATAGACTGGACAGACCCCGAAAATGAAAACTTCGGGATAATGCCAGACGGTGATGTTCTGCTGAAAAAATTCATTTCCGGAGGCGGAAAGCGGCAGTATAATTTTACTCTGTACATAAACAAGATCACTGCCGAAGATGAACAGCGTCTCAGAAACGCTGCATTCATCGAACGATTGCAGGAATGGTGCAGAATAAATTCCGTCAGTAAAAATCTTCCGCAGCTTCCGGAGGGAAAAACCGCTTCGAGAGTAGAAGCCGAGAACGGTATGCTCGCGGAGATCTCCCCGAAGATAAAAAAGTGGGGAAAATATCTCATTCAATTCAAGATGATCTACAATTCAACAAAATAAAAGGAGTTGGTCAATGTGGCATTTGTAACAAGCACGAGCGAACTGACCGCCCAGAGGACTGATATCGCGGTCTTCATGGAGGTCGAAACAGGAAAATACGCACAGTGCGGAACGGCATGGACAACGTTCACCGAGAACCCGAATGCGCAGACAAAGTCCCGCAAATTCATCAATGAAAAGACCGAGCGCAACAATATCACGCGCTATGCTCCCGAATGGAGCTTTGAGTGTCTGCTCATGTATGAGCGCCCCGACATCAGGAAAATTTATGATATCGTCAAGGAACGCAAGACAGGCAGCGATACTATCGTGACGTTCATCGTTGTCGATCTGTTCGACGGCGAAACGACCGCAAAGGCAGCACGAAAAGTAAATGCCTCGGTTCAGGTATCGTCCTTTGACGATGACGACGATATGATAATCAAGGGGTCGTTCCACAATCAGGGCGATGAGGTGCTCGGAACGTTCAATATGACAACGGGGGTATTTACGCCCGCCGCAGCAGTAAGCTCTATCACGATGAAAACACAGCCGACAAAGACGACCTACAGCACAGGCGACGAGCTCGATGTGACGGGCGCGGTCATCACTGCGACATACAGCGACAGCACCACAGCCGATGTCAATGTGACAGCGGCAATGTGCAGCGGATTTGATTCGGCAACAGCAGGCGAAAAGACCGTCACTGTTACATATCAGACAAAGACCACAACGTTTACTGTTACAGTATCCTGATCTAAAAAGCGCAAGGCAAAGGGCGGGAATAAATTTCCTGCCCTTTGCCCATGAAAATGAAAGGCGGAAAATCATGAACTCTAAAATAGTTGATCTCAACAGCTTTTCCTATGAGAGAAAAGCACCGAAAATAAGTGCATACGGCAAGGAATACGAGCTCCCCGTGAGAACAGGCGAATTCTGCGACAGACAGGACGAGATAGACCGCACTATCGCGGACACATCAAAATTCCGCAGCAGCGAGGAGATCATAAATGTTATCCGTGACGGAATAGCTCTTTTTATCGGCGCGGACGAAGCCGTGAGGATATTTCCGAAAGAGGGGCAGAACGAGAATATCGACATAGACGAGATAACGGTATTCTACAAGTTCCTCAAAGACGCAAGTCTCAGAAATCTTGCGGAATATACAAAAAAATATAATCCCTCGGCTTTCAGAAAATGAGACTTTTAGACGGCGAGCTTCCGGAATCATTGCAGGTCGGTGAAAAGATCTTTCCACTCCGGACAGACTTCCGCGACTGGATGAAGTTTGAAATACTCATGCTCGACAAGGACGTTCCCGACCGTATGAAACCGCTGCTTGCAAAGAAGCTGATATTTCCGGAGATACCGCCTGCGGATACCTCAGAATTTTTGCTGTGGTTCTATTCCTGCGGCGCTGTCCGTTCGGGAGCTTTGGAGAAGAAAAAGCCTGTGGGGAAAAAGAAAACCGCAGCAGCTTATTCCTTTGAATACGATGAGGATATGATATATGCTGCGTTCATGCAGTGTTACAGCATTGATCTGTGCGTTACAAAAATGCACTGGTGGAAATTCAGGGCGCTTTTCGATTCGCTTTCCGACGAAACAAAGCTCAAAAAAGTCATGGGCTATCGTATCATGGATATCGACGAAAAGAAAATGGGCGCAGACCACGCGAAGCATTACAAGGAGCTGAAAGAACATTACAAGCTCCCGCGCTCGCTTTCGGAGCAGCAGAAGATAGACCATATGAAGCAGGTGCTGAACACTGAAAGAAATCAAAAATAATAATATAAAAAGGGGGGAAACAGATTGCAATACGATGATACTTTGACCTTCGGAACTCGTGTCGATGAAAACGGTGCGAGAAAAGACCTCGACGGATTACAGACATATATTGCTACATTCTCCGGAAATCTTACTGCTGCGATCGTATCATCTATTTCCTCCGCTCTCTCGGAAATACCCAGACAGGTAGTCGCAATAGGCACGCAGTTTGAATCGTCAATGGCGCAGGTCGCTGCGACAATGGGCATCACCCAGACCGCCGAGGAATTTGATATACTTTCCGAAAAAGCAAAGGAAATGGGCGAAAATACAAAATTCTCCGCTTCTCAGGCGGCGGACGCCCTGAACTTCCTCGCACTCGCGGGATATAATGCAAACGAATCCTGCGCTGCTCTGCCGACCGTCCTTGACCTTGCGGCTGCGGGCGGTATCGAGCTTGCTCAGGCTTCCGACATGGTGACCGACAGCATGAGCGCCCTCGGTCTTGAAATGGACGAGCTTAGCGGATTTGCAGATCAGATGGCGGTCACTTCTCAGAAGTCGAACACATCGGTAGGGCAGCTCGGGAACGCTATTCTTGCGGTCGGTGCGAATGCCCGTATCCTTGCTGGCGATACCAACGAGCTTATGACCGAGCTCGGCATTCTTGCGGACGCAGGAAAGAAAGGCGCGGAGGGCGGAACGGCTCTCGCCCGTGTCATAAAAAATCTTTCGACGCCTGTTTCCAATGCGAAGAAAGAGCTTGAAGCTCTCGGCGTGGAATGCTACGATGCCGAGGGCAATTTCCGCAATATGCAGGATATCTTCAAGGATCTGAAGGACGCGATGTCGGATTTTACCGAAGAAGAAAAACAGGCGGCATTATCGGAGATATTCGATACTGCCGCTCTTTCGTCCGCGAAGATACTGCTTGAACAGTGCGGAGACCGCTTCGATGAGCTATCCGGATATATTTCCGATGCTGACGGAGCAGCCTCGCAAATGGCTGATACCATGTCGGACACCCTCGCGGGCGATGTGACGATACTTCAATCTGCACTCTCGGGACTTGCCGAAACGACCTATGAAAAATTCTCGGGGACGATGCGCGAAGCTGTTCAGTCCGTGACCGAGGATGTCGGCGTTCTCAATGAATCGCTCAAGGACGGAGAGCTTTCCGAAAGTGCAGATAAAATTGCAGGATCGTTTTCAGACGCAGCATCATCTGCTGCAAAATTGCTCGCCGATGATGCTATTCCCGCAGTAATTAAAGGTTTTTCTCTCATAATAGATAACGGGAATGAGATAATCTCTGTTCTGGGCGGTATCGGAGCGGCAATGCTTGCTATGAAAGTCGTACCGGTGCTCACGGAATTCAACTATATGATGCAGATGGCGGCATTTTCTGTCGGTGCTCTTGCCGGCGAAGAAGGCGCTGCATCGCTTGAAGCGGCTATTATGAGCGGCAATCTGACTATGGCGCAGATCGCCGCCGGTGTATTTACCGGACAGATATCACTCGGCGCAGCTGCTACGGCAGCGTTCAACGCGGTGCTTGCAGCTAATCCTCTCGGACTTGTAGCAGCCGCGATAGGTCTTGTAGTAGCCGCGGCGATAAATCTTGTCGGAGCAATGAAGGAAGCGCAGAAGGAGACCGAGGAAGCCGAAGCGCGTATGCGGAGATATTCTGACGCGATGGACGAAGTCCGGAAAAAAAACGAGGAGGATATCGACAGCAGCAACAAGCAGATCGCCGTTATCAAGGATAAAGTCAAGCGGTATGAGGAACTGCGTCAAAGATATGCAGACCTTAATGAAGGTGAAATGAAACAGTTCCTGTCATTGCAGGACGAGCTTATCGGACTATTGCCGGAAGGAACCGAGCTTATCGGCGATCAGACAACGGGCTATGACAACCTTGCCGGCAGTATTGACAATGTTTGCCGGAGCATGGAGCGCAAGGCTCTGCTTGACGCAAAATACAATGAGTATCAGGAAGCGGTTGAACAGAATTACGATATCGACAAGCAGTTAAAGGAAGCGGAAGATTTTTTCTCCAATCAGTCACAGTATGACCCAGAGGGACTTTCATCGGGGTGGACGCTCAACGACTACTGTAAAAAGCAGTTCGGCATTTCGTATGATGATATGCAGGCGATCAAGAGCAATAATCAAGGGATCATCGACGAATATAACCGCATGGCTACCGAAGTTACTGACTCTGAAAACGCCGCCCTCGGAACAGACAGCACCGACGGCAGCACTTCAAGCGGAAAAGGCAGTTCACAGGAACAGGCACGTATCGACACCGAACAGCACGAGGCACAAAAACGCACCAAAGCTGCACAGATGTCCGAAAAGGAAAAGAACGAATCTCTGAACAAGCTCGCCGAGGAATGGGAAACGGCAGAGCATAAGCGCAGGACAGGCGAGATCAAGTCCGATGAGGAACTGTATTCCGAAAAGCGCCGCATCTGGAAAAAGTACGGCGACGAATCGCGCAAGGATATGTGGAAGTATCACGAGGATCTTATCTCCGATGAAAATAACCTTGCCGAGAAGCGAAAAAAGGCTTCCGAAAATGATGATGATCTGACCGTGCTTGCCCGCGGCTGGGCAGATGCGGAGCATAAGCGCAGGACGAATGAGATCAAGTCCGACGAGGAACTTTATCAGGTCAAAAAAGAGCTCTGGGACAAGTACGGCGATTCTTCACGAGAGGATATGTGGAGCTACCACGAGGATATCCTCGATATGGAGAAGGATTTTGCACAGAAAAACGAACAGCAGAAGTTCAACGAATGGGAACATATCGAAAAGCTTGAGGGATTGGGGCTCATCACCTCCGAGCAGGCGTATCAGAAGCGCAAGGAGTGGATAGAGAAATACTGCCCCGAGTATTCCGATGAATGGTATTCCTATTACAAGACTGTTTACGACTATGAGCAGGAATTTTCCGAAAAACAGCTCGCCGACAGAAAAGCTCATCTGAACGAGGAATTAGAGGCTGTAAAAAGCAATGTAAATGACATTTTAAGTGAGTATAAATCTGCATACAGTGAGATCGAAAGCAATATCGCCGCATATAAGTCAAAGCTGCTGGGCGTTGCTGGAAGTATTTTTGAAGTCACAGAGACCGAGAACGAGGACGGTTCAAAGACAAAAACATTCAAGGTCAATGATATAAAAGCGCAGATAGAGACCATGAAGAAATATCATGCGGCTCTCCTTCAGATGCGCGACGGCGGAGCACCGCAATCACTCCTTGCAGAGATGATGGAGCTCGACCCGGACGACGGTCTGCAAATGGCAGAATATATCCTCGGCTCGGGCGACCTCGAAGATCTGAGCGAGCTGTACAGACAGCGTGAAGATATCGCACAGAAAATGGCAGAGGAATTCTATCAGCCGGATATCGACGCTCTGAACAGCGATACCGCCGCAAAGATAACGGCGGAATATGAATCGCTTCCCGATGAATTCTACGATATAGGCAAAAATGCGATAGAACAGCTTTACCTTGGAATGAATGACGCTGTGGGAGATCTCAGCGGTGTGATAGAAAGCAGCCTTGCGGAATTTGAAAAGAGCACCTCGGACAGCCTTTCGGGAATGACAGCGGACAAGAACGGTATTATCGGTTCTATAGGTGCAAAAGCGGCGGATATCGCTTCAAGGGTGTATTCGCTGTTTTCATCATTCGGCGCTGCTGCTGTCTCCGATGAACGGGGGCAGAACAGCATTTCAGCTGAATTCACGCGCATGATCGACGCTATCAAGGAGATAAAGATATTCAATCAGACCACGTCTCAGCTCCTGCTTGACGGCAAAATTACAGCCGAGAGCGTGAACAATTACAATGATACTCTGGGGAGGATGTCGGATATATGATAAGCTTATCCATAGAAAATATTGACCTCAGCGGATACATCACAAAGATACGCTATGAAAGCTCGCCCGATCAGAAAAACTCCGGCGACAGCTTTATCAACTGGGACGGAACAGATATTTACGGCGAGGAAGGCAGGACATTCAAAAAGATCATACGGGCAACTGCGGAGGGCGTTCCAAGCTCCTCCGCATCTGCTCTCGACACTGTTCTGCACTCGGACAGCTTTTCGGTAACATACACCTCTCCTGCGAGTTACGCAGGAGATTTTGTTTGCACATCTTATTCAGCCGAGCCGGACGAGGGAAGTCACGAGGACGGCGGCTCGCCGGACTGGAACATAACCTTCACACTTGAATCGGCATCGCCGGAGAGCTCCTCCGGCTCGGGTCTTTAGCTGGGAACTCACGATAGGCAATACCGATATTGAGCACTTCGGCAGCATGGAGATGTCCTTTTCTGTTTCGGAAATGGGGACGTCGGGTGTGTGCTCGGAGTGCTTTTCCTTTGCCCTGCCGCTCTCGGAGCACCCGAACTACTTCACCGAATTCCCCGGCGGAACTGCCGTGCAGCTCGGCGGAACAGCGCCCTCTCCGGTGTTCTACATTTCATCGAAATCGGCGGACGACGTTTCCGTAAAGATCACCTGCTACGACCGCATGACCTTCACCGAGGCGGATTTTCCGTGTGATGAAAGCGATTTTATCGACCAGCACGGAAACGAGATACCTATGCCGATCGGCACGGTGCTCTCCCGTATATGTACGGAGTGCGGATTTGCACACTATTTTCTGAATGACAACGCTCTGACTACTGCTGTCCCGACAATACCAAGATCGCTGCTGCTCGGACGCACCTGCCGCGATGTGCTCACAACGCTGTCCGAGGCGTTCTGCGGATACTGGTGCTGCTCCGGTCTGCTCTCCCCCGACCTGTATTTCGTGCCGTTCGGTACGGATATGACTGCGGTCGTTCAGAGTTACGCGGAGGCGGAATATCACGAGGCGCTGCGTTATAATTCGCGGCGCACGATACAGCATATCTATCTCACGGATAATACGGCAGAGTACGGTACAGACGCGGGCGGCTCGGACACCATTCGTATCAATACACCGCTTGCGAATCCGGCGCTGTACAGCGCTCTGTATGCCCGCGCAAGGAGCCTTTACAGCGGCGTGAGCTGTGGTCATGCATATCTTGACGCGCTCCCCTCAACGCCGTTCTGCGTGGAATTTGACGGTGAGGAGGACCCGCAGTATATCAATTACTGCACCGCGAAAATATCCTCGCGGGGAATACTTGCATCGCTCGGTCGAAATAAAATTGACGAGGGAGCATGGGCGTATAAGAACCGCACCCGCCGCGAACTCGAAAAACGTTACGCCGAGGGAGACGTCTGGAAGAACACGGAAGTCACAAAGAGCGGCGGCTTGAAAATGGTGTATGTCAATGAGAATACCGGCTCAAAGAAAAAGTACGGGTTTGACACTCACGAGGGCGGTCTGACCGCTTTTGACGGCGGTATGCTCTCAAAGCAGGGCATCACCGATGTGGTATGTACATACGACCCGTCCGACAGCAGCAAGCTGACAGAGCTTGCATACACTTACTGCGGCGAAACGGTGAAAGCTGTTGTAACATGGGTAGGTGATAATATCGGTTCCGTCCTGATATCTGAGGGGGATGATGATTAAATGGACACGGTAAGCTTTACAACGGGCTTTGCGCTCGGGCTAAGCAGGAGCAGCGGGGGTGCCGGCGGTGATATTGCATTCCATGAGATAATCAGCAATTCAAAGGCAGTAAAGACCATTCCGATAAATAATAAGTTCAGGTTCACGCTGAACGTGATGCAGGTCTGGGTGGACCCGTTTGAAAGCGGTATCGGTATAAATTCCGCGCGGCTCGGTGACCCTGTCTATGAGACAGGCTCACGCAGCTATAATGATATTTGTTACGGCAGTGTGATCTACTACACAATGCTTATGGGGTACATCGTCGCATATGAGAACAATGTCCCGATATTTGCGAACAAATGCGGACAGATGCGGTCAAATTCGAGCAGCATAAGCATGGGCGTTGACAATGGAAAGGTCGTTGCGCTGCCTTACGGCGAAGACATCTACGATGTATCATCTGCTGAAATAACCTCTGCCCTGTCGCTGTGGAAACCTACGGATACGTACTTTACTCACCAAATATACAATGCCGACGACAATTACAGTACGAGGATCCAGATCGAAAACATAACATTCATATATCATGATTACTACCGCGGTTCCGATCCCGACGGCGACTATGCATATATCGCCCGCACCGATACAAATACCGGCTCTGCGTGGTTAAGCTCCCCTTATACTTACGGGGGCGACGCCGTGACATATACAGATATGACGACCCCGCAGTACATTGCAAAGTATCAGGAGATAACTGCCGCGATAAATGCAGAGCACGGCGTAGAATACCGCACGGCAGAATGGGGCAGGATATATGACCATTATCCCGGTTGAATGAGAGGTGAATTATATGCATGAACGGAAATTAATTGTAATCGGTGCAGCGTCCGGCGCTGGGGCTGTGCTGTCGTCTGTCTTCGGCGAATGGAACGATTCACTGTTTGCGCTGGTCGTGCTGATGTG